ACCCTTGCTGGTCGAGCCGATCAACCCCTTCGCATTGGAGTAAGAGCATGTCTGGCACAGGCGTACGCATTTCCGAGCTTCCAGCGGCCACCTTGCCGCTGACCGGCACCGAGGAGCTTCCGCTGCGCGTCGGCCCGAGCAATGCGCGCGTCCCGATCGAGGAGATCCTCTGGGCCGCGCGGAGTATGCCCACCTCACAACGGCCGGACAGCTCGAGCGCGGGAGGCAATCCCCGCGGCGCGAACGCGGTGGACCTTCAGACGAGCCGCACGGCGGCGACGCAGGTGGCCTCGGGCGCGAACGCGGTGATCGCGGGCGGGTCGGGCAACACCGCCTCGGGGACCGCGGCCGTGGTGGTCGGCGGGCAGAACAACAGCGCCACCGGCGTCCGCGGCATCGTCGTGGGCGGGCAGCAGAACGCCGCCTCGGGCAATGACAGTTGGTGCCCGGGCGGCTTCTGGGGCACTGCCCGCGGCCTCTACGGGCGCGGCTTCTGGGCGGCCAACCGCTTCGCCACCGCCGGCGACGCCCAGGCGGGCGAGTTCCTGCTGCGCCAGATCACCAGCGACGCCACGCCCGCGCGCCTGACGGCCGATCAGGCGGCGCCCTCCTCCAGCAACACGCTCAACCTGCCCAACAACGGCACCTACCGCCTCAAGCTGCTCGTCGTGGCGCAGCAGACGGGCGGCAGCGCGGGCAGCGCGGGCGACTGCGCCTCCTGGGAGTGCGACGTGCTGATCAAGCGCGGGGCGAACGCGGCCGCCACCGCCTTCGTGGGCGGGCGCGTGATCACCAGCGCGCCCGCCATCGCCGCCGTCACCGCGGGCACGCCCTTCGGCCCGGGGATGCGCGACGCGGCCGCCGCCGGCTGGACGCTCACCCTCGCCGCCGACACCACGAACGGGGGCCTCGCCGTCACCGGCACGGGCGAGACGAACAAGACCATCCGCTGGGTGGCGCGCGTGATGGGCGTGGAGGTGACCGCATGATCCGGACATTGCTGGTGCAGGATGGCGTGGTGGCGGCCGCGCGGCTGAGCGAGGCGCCGCTCTCCGAGGCGGAGCGCCGCGCCTGGCTGCTCGGGTCCGAGGCCGACGAGGCGGCCGAACTCCCGCCGGGCGAGATCCTCGAGCTGGCCGGCGCGGCGGCCGAGGCGCCCATCGGCGCGGGCTGGCGGCGCGAGGGCGAGGGCTTCGCGCCGCCGCCCGGCCCCGCCCGCGTCATTCCCGCGAGCGTCTTCGTGTCCTGCTTCACCCCGGCCGAGACGGCGGCACTGCTCGCCATTCCGGAGCTGGCGCAGGCCGCGCTGCTCGCCGCCGCCCAGGGCGCGGTGAACCTGGACAGCCCGCGGCTGGCCGCGCTCATGGCGCTCGCCGTGGCCGAGGGCGCGCTCACCGAGGCGCGTGCGGAGGCGGTGATGCGCGGCGAGCCCGCGCCGGCCTGAGCCATGCCGCGCCCCTCCCGCATCGACCGCCTGCCGTCCGAAATCCGCGAGGAGATCGGGCGTCTGCGCGAGGCGGGGCGCACGCTGGACGAAATCCTGGCCGCGCTGCGCGCGCTGGAGGCGCCCGGGATCAGCCGCTCGGGCCTCGGCCGCTATGTCCAGAAGCTCGACCGCATGGGCGAGCGGCTGCGCCGCTCGCGCCAGATGGCCGAGGCGCTTGCGCGCCAGCTCGGCGAGGCCCCGGGCGAGCAGGTGGCGCGGCTCAACATCGAGGCGCTGCACAGCTTCCTCGCCGACGCGCTGCTCGCCGCCGACGAAGACGGCGAGCAGGGCGATGCGGCGCGCGCCGCGATCCAGTCGCCTATGGGGGCGAAGCTCTTCGCCGAGGCGCTGGAGCGCCTGTCCAAGGCGCAGCGCCTGAACCAGGACTTCGTGGAGCGGCTGGAGCGCCAGGCGGCCGAGCGCGCGCGGCGCGAGGCCGGGGCGGCGCTCGAGAAGGCGGCCCGCGCGCAGGGGCTCTCCAACGCCACCATCGAGCGCATCAAGGCCGACCTGTTCGGGGTGCGGCCGTGAGCGGCGCGTCCCTGCCTGACGTGTTCCTGACCTACCAGCAGCGGCTCATGCGGGCCGTGGCGCGCTGCCCCGTGACGGTGGTCGAGAAGAGCCGCCGCACGGGCTATTCCTGGGCGGCCGCCGCCATCGCCGCGCTGACCGCCGCCGCCGCCCGCGGCGAGGGCGGGATGGACGTGCTCTACATGGGCTACGAGAAGGAGATGACGCGCGAGTTCGTGGCCTATGTCGCGGACTGGGCTCGCCGCTTCCAGCTCGCCGCGCGCGAGGCGGAGGAGTTCCTCTGGACCAATCCGGACCGGCCGGAGCAGGAGATCGGCGCCTTCCGCATCCGCTTCGCCTCGGGCTTCGAGGTCGTGGCGCTGCCCTCGGTGGCGCGCGCGCTGCGCGGCAAGCAGGGCCTCGTCATCCTCGACGAGGCGGCCTTCATGGACGACCTTGAGGGCGTGCTCAAGGCCGCGCTCGCGCTGCTCATCTGGGGCGGGAAGGTGCTGGTGATCAGCACGCACAACGGCGAGGCGAACCCGTTCAACGAGCTGGTCACGGCGATCCGCGGCGGCCGGCTGCCCTACCACCTCGAGCGCTGCACGCTGGACGACGCGCTGGCCGACGGGCTCTACCGCCGCATCTGCCTCGCCGAGGGGCGGGGCTGGAGCGCCGAGGCCGAGGCCGCCTGGCGGGCCGAGCTGATCGCGCGCTACGGCGCCGGGGCGGAGGAGGAGCTGTTCTGCATCCCCTCGCCGCTCACCGGCGCCTGGCTTCCGGCCGCCCTCATCGAGGCGCGCATGGACGCCTCGATCCCCGTGCTGCGCTGGCAGGCCCCGCCGGGCTTCGTCACCTGGCCCGAGCCCTCGCGCGCGGCGGAGGTGGGCGACTGGCTGGCGCGCGATCTGGCGCCGCTGCTGCGCGCGCTGGACGGCGCGACGCCGCATGCGCTCGGGCAGGACTTCGCCCGCAAGCGCGACCTTTCGGTGATCTGGCCGCTCGCCATCGGCCGCGACCTGGTCAAGCGCACGCCCTTCGTCCTCGAGCTGCGCGACATGCCCTTCGCGCAGCAGCAGCAGGTGCTGTTCCACCTCGCCGACCGCCTGCCGCTGCTGCGCGGCATCGCCCTGGATGCGTCGGGCAACGGCATGGCCCACGCCGAAGCCGCGGCCGACCGCTATGGCGAGCGCGTCATTCAGGCGATGTTGACCGAGCCCTGGTACCGCGAGCACATGCCGCCGCTGAAGGTGGCGTTCGAGGACGCCGCCATCACCATCCCCAGGGACCGCGACATCGCCGAGGATTTCCGGCTGGTGCGCCTCCTGCGCGGCGTGCCGCGCGTCGTCGAGCGCAGCGCCGGCGAGGCGGGGCAGCGCCACGGGGACGCCGCCATCGCCGCCGCGCTGGCGCTGCTCGCCGCCCGGGCCGAGCCTGCGGCCTACGGCTACGAGCCGGTCCCGCTGCGCCGCGCCGGCGCCACCATCGCGGGGATGGAGCTGTGATCCCCGGCGCCGTCCTGGCGGTCGCGCTCGCCCTCGCCACGCCGGCCTCGGCGCAGCGCGGGGCACAGGCGATCGACGGCGACACCATCCGCGTCTCCGGCCAGGTGGTGCGGCTGGCGGGCGTGGACGCGCCCGAGCTGCACCGCCCGCGCTGCCCGGCCGAGCGCGCGATGGCGCGCGCGGCGCGGGACCGGCTGCAGGCGCTGATCGCCGGCGGCGTGCGTCTCGAGGCCGTGGCCGGGCGGGACCGCTACCGCCGCAGGCTGGCCCGGGTGCTGGACCGGCGCGGCCGCGACGTCGGCCAGGTGCTGATCGCGGAGGGGCTGGCCGCGCCCTACCGCGGCCGCGGCCCTCGGAAACGGTGGTGCGAATGAGCCTGCTCGACCAGTTCGGCAACACCATCCCGGCCGCCGACATCAAGCGCCTGCGCGAGCCGGAGCTGGAGCCCACGGGCGGCCTGGTCGGCACGCGCCCGGCCTTCGCCTTCCACCCGGGCGACGGCCTCACGCCCGCGCGCCTCGCGCAGATCCACCGCGACGCCGCCCAGGGCGATGCGCGCCGCTACCTGGAGCTCGCGGAGGACATCGAGGAGCGCGACCTGCACTATGCGGGCGTGCTGGCCACCCGCAAGCGCGCGGTGGCGCAGCTTCCCATCACCGTGGAGGCCGCGAGCGACGACCCGCGGCACGTCGAGCACGCCGACTTCGTGCGCCGCTGGCTGGACCGAGAGGTGCTCCAGCCCGCGCTGTTCGACGCGCTGGACGCGATCGGCAAGGGCTTTTCGGTGCTGGAGCTGGTCTGGCACGCCAGCCCCGAGGGCTTCTGGCCCAAGGCGATGATCTGGCGGCCGCAGCGCTGGTTCGACATCCCGCGCGACGGGCGCGACGAGATCGTGCTGCGCGAGGCCGCCACCCGCCTGCCGCTCGCGCCGCACAAGTTCCTGGTGCACCGCCACCCCTGCAAGAGCGGCCTCGTCATGCGCTCGGGCCTCGCGCGCGTCGCGAGCTGGGCTTGGATGTGGAAGGCCTTCACGCTGAAGGACTGGGCGGGCTTCGTCGCCAACTACGGCCAGCCGCTGCGGTTGGGGAAGTACGGCCCCGAAAGCACGCAGAAGGACCGCGACGTGCTGTGGCAGGCGGTGGCGAACATCGCCGGCGACTGCGCGGCCATCGTCCCGCGCGGGATGGAAATCGAGTTCGTCGAGGTGGGCGACCTCAAGGCCGGCAGCGAGCTCTATGAGCGCCGGGCCGACTGGCTGGACCGTCAGGTCTCGAAGCTGGTGCTGGGCCAGACCACCACGACGGACGCCGTCTCGGGCGGCCATGCGGTCGCGCGGGAGCACCGCCTGGTGCAGGAGGACATCGAGCGCGCGGACGCGCGGATGATTTCGGCCAGCGTGAATCGGCAGATCGTGCAGGCGATGATCGCCTTCACCTTCGGCCCGCAGGACGCCTACCCGCGGCTGACCATCGGCCGGCCGGACGAGGTGCCGATCGCCACCGTGCTGGATGGCGTGCAGAAGCTGGTGCCGCTCGGGCTGCGGGTGGAGGCGAGCCAGCTGCGCGACCGCCTGGGCCTCGCCGAGCCGGGCGAGGAGGCGGAGGTGCTGGCGCCCCGCGCGCCGCCCGCGCCGGCGGCGGATGCGCCCCGCGCCCCGCCGCATGCCGGCGACCTCGCCGCGCTGAACGCCGCCCGCCTGCGCGCCGCCGAGGCCATCGGCACGCCCGAAGCGCTGGAGCGGCTGACGCAGCGCATCGCCGAGGACGCGGCCGGGGCGATGGCGGGGCTGACGCGCGAGATCCGCGCCGAGTTCGCCGCCGCGCGCGACATGCAGGATCTGGCGCGCCGCCTGGCGCGCATGGAGCTCGACCCCACCGAGCTGGCGGAGGCGCTCGGCCGCGGCATGGCCATCGCCCATCTCGCCGGCCAGGCGGCCCTGCTCGACGAGATCGCCGCGCGGCGGGAGGGCTGACATGCCCCCGTCCGGCGCGAGCCCGAAAAACGGGCGCTGGAGGCCCTTCCCGGCCCGGCCGCACCCTCACCACCCGGCGGCGGCCGGACCCGGCTCTAGAGGGGGTCTTTCGCCTCTTTCGGGGCGGTTGCCGCGCGGGGGGGCATGACCGCGCGCGCCACCCTCGCCGCCATGGGGTTGCCTCCCCGGGAGGCGCTGCGCTTTTTCCTCCAGAAGGTGAACGTCCCGACGCGGCGCTGGGACGACATCTGGGGCGAGCAGCACAGCCACGCCTTCATGGTGGCGGGGGCCACCAGCCGGGCGCTGCTCGACGACTTCCGGGCCGAGATCCAGGTGGCGATGGAGCGTGGCACCAGCCTGGGCGAGTTCCGCCAGCGCTTCGAGGAGATCGTGAAGAAGCACGGCTGGGCGCACACCGGCACGCCGGGCTGGCGCGCGCAGATCATCTACGAGACCAACCTCTCCAGCGCCTACAGCGCCGGCCGCTGGTCGCAGATGACCGAGCCGGACACGCTCGCGGTCTTCCCCTACTGGCAATACGTGCACAGCGGCGCCGAGCACCCGCGCCTGCAGCACCTCGCCTGGAACGGGCTGACGCTGCGTGCGGATGATCCGTGGTGGCGCACCCACTACCCGCCGAATGGCTGGCGCTGCGGCTGCCGTGTGC